AAAAAATAATGACAGCCATGAGCAGTTCGTTGATACATGGTGGTTTGTTCCCCCAGTAAAGAAAGTATTTCATACGGAATAGGATGTTGATCAATATCAATAACTGTAATATTACTTGCTTTGCCTGTTTTACAATTACCACACCAACAAACCTTACCATTTCTTTTAACATATATAATAGAATTAGGAACTTCAACGCAATATACTGTATTATTATATGGTATTTGAGTAACATTATCTTTACCTATTGTTCTATATGATTTTAATTTCTTACTTACTATATATAAATCATGTTTATTTTTAGGTATTTTTTTAATTATACCATTATATTTACATGGTCTTTTGTAAATAACAAAGCTAAAGCCAAGTTTTAACATAAGTTCTGAAACATCGTCTACTAATTGTTTAGAAATTGAACAATAAGATTCAGTATTACCTTGTCTCCATCCGTCACCATCTATCAAAGTTTCATATAAAATAGATAAATATTCTGAGTTTAATTGTTTAATATCTGACGGAATAAATTTATCTTTACATCTACCTAATTGTTTTAAATAGTGCCATAATATTTTATTGGATAAAATATATCCTTGGTGAGTTTCTATGAATGATAGTCCCATTCTATTTAATAATTTTTTTATTTTTTGTCTTTTTTCTTGATTTTTATATTGAGAAATAACAATTCTCCAATAAACTTTGGGTGAATTTTCTACAAAATGCCCCTCAGCAATATACCAACCTAAAAACTCCACCCAATCTTTTAGAACAAATTCTAAAGGTGAAAATTTAGTTATATTTGTTGATGCTGATATAATGTATTTAGCACCTATATTATTTTTTGGATTCCATTTGGCTGTAATAGGGATTCCTATAGGTTTTTGCTTATGACAGTTAAGTTGTTTTATATGTTGAACTTCTTGTAAGAAATGATCTCTTTTATATTTTCTATAGAATAAATTATGATTTGGAGTAACTACTAAATCTAAAGTTGAACTTTTAAGTTTATACATCATTCCTTCATAATTATATGATATATATCTAGATGGTGTTTGATATTCTAATTCTTTAGTATTTGGATTTAATGTTGCAACCTTTTCTGTTTTGTCTAAATCTTTAAATAATTTCCATCCTTGATCAGTAAGAATTTCTGTTTGTTCATCGTAACAGCCAATATTCAAATTATCCTTTAACCAATTATTCCACTCATTTTTATTTTTATGTTCTTTAGTTGGCCACCCCTTTTCTATTGGTATTTTTTGATTACTACCAACTGGAACTAAATCGAAATTATTTTTCTCATAATAATCTAATATAATATCAGTAGTATTTTGTGAGGTGTATTTTATATTATATTTTTCTGCTAAATAAGATATAATTTCGTCTTTACTAAAATGAGATTTTTCGGGTTCAAAATGTTTAACTAAATCTATAATATTACCAACCAATCCACCTTCAGATTTACATTTAGGATTTTGACACATTATTGAATGTATTTCTGGTAATATTATAGCGGTTCCATCTGGATGGGCGCAAATTGGGCATATAAAGGGATTGCCCCTTTTAGGTGCTTTAAATGAAGGATTTTTTTCCTTTATATAATTAAGTAATTTTTCAAGTATTTCTAACATTTTGATTTCCTTTATATATTTCTATACACCCATTTTTCAAATATTTCTGCAATATCACAAGTCATTACTACTATTTTTTCTTTTATTGTCTCTTTTGTTTCATTATTTATGGGATAACAATGTGTTACTATTTTTGTAGCGTGACTTAAAGCATTTTGTCGAACTATTCGCCTATCTTTTTTATCCCATACACCTTGGGGTATTGGTAATGGGCTGTCATTATTAATTTTTGTACGAGCTGGATAGTCTTTTAAAGGTGGTTCTGTTGGTATTTTTTGTTCAAAATTATTTTTATTTTCCATATTAGTCTCTTTATTATTGTTATCTTGTTTTGGTTCTAATTTTTTAATATAACTTAATAAACTCATTCCGCTTATTACATTATATTTAATTTCAACTTCGTCATTTATTTTCAAGGTTTGAATAATATCAAGCCCCTCTTTATTATATGAGGGGCTTATTTTAAACCATGAAGAATATCCAGTATTATCATCTAATTTTAACATATTTTTTCTATCACTAATAGCAATAATCTTCATTTTTTTATCTTCCTTAACTTAAATAACAGTTTGTTCTTTCCTATATGCTTCTTTCCATTCTTTTAAAAACATCCCACTACCATCTCGATATTCACCAAATTGACGAGTAGCATTACAGCCATTACAAACATATTCGGTATATTTGTATTCACGATGCTCTCCTGCCAATCTTGTTTGAAGAGTGAAATCTTCAGAATCACAAAATGGACATTTACCGTTAAAAGATAATACAGCACCTGCTTTAAGTACCACCATTTGCAAATCGGGGTCATTAAATGTTAGCTCTATAGTCTGTCTATCATTTAATTTTTGAGTTACTTTTAAATCCATTTTTTACTCCTTTTTTTGGGTTATAGTTCGGACACACTACAACTGTTACTTTAAATGATTGTTTACATTTTTCTAAACAATTTAAACACTTTTCATTTATTTTATCAGTTTTTAAATTGATAAAAAGTTCATTTACCGGTTCTTCTATTCTTTCATCTATTATACTATCTTCGCTATTGTTGCTCAAAACTATTTTCGTATTCATAATCTTTTTTTGAAATTATATGTGAAATTTTACCGCCACATTCATTACAAGTTCCTTTTACCATATATTTATTTTTTATATTTATATAAACACTTCTATCTTTTATTGATTGTCTTTTTTTACAGTGCATACAATAACCCATCATAATTATTTCCCTTTCTTTTTGGGTCTAAGTTCAGCATAAGCATATACAAGCCCATTTATTATGCCACTTAAATGATCCATAAAACTCGTGGTTATTTCTCTACCCCCATAAAAGACGTTTCCCTTTAAAGGAGTAAATCCAGTACTATATTCACTAACTGTAACCTTAATGTTCATAGTTTGAACGAAAGGTATTTTATTGATTGTTTTTTCTGCAAAATCATATTTGTCTTTATATTTCATTTTAATCTCCTATGAACATTTGATTATATTTTTTTAATAAACTTTTAAACATTATTTTTTCAGGATAATATTCAGTTTTTGGTTTAAGATTAGTAAATATAGTTTTTAATGGGGCTTCTACCGCCTCTGGTAATTTTAATAGGTTTACAATAGCATTTCTTCTTTCATATTCAGCTATATTAGTAACAGGAGTTATTAAGTTATCAGTAGTTTCTTTTTTTATTTTTTTAGCTAAATCTCTTAATGGATGCTCAACTACTCTTATTTTTTTATTAGCAGGACTAAATATTTTAACATTACCTAACGAATATAATTGATTCATATCACTATCAGTGGTTAATATAATTTTAGCTCTATCTTTATAATATCTACAAGCATAACTGATTATATCATCAGCTTCCAATCTATCTACTTGTATGGGTATAAACGGAGTTGAATAGTTTATATTTTCTAATAGTTTATCCATAGATGCGAATTGCGCACCCCAATCTATATCATCTTGTTTTGCACGAGATTCCTTTCGGTTAGCTTTATAGGCTGGATCGAAATCTTGTCTCCAATTACCCTTACCATGACTATCAATAGCAAATATAATTAAATCTGTTTTCTTTGGTTTTAACATCTTTAAACAAGTTAAAATAGAATTGAGGCAATAATAAGTAGCTGGTATACTTGTTTTTTGATTTCTCCAAGCGAATATAGATTTATGTACGTATACTGAATAATCTACAAGGAAAACCCTTGGTGGTGTTAGTATGAAGTCAAATAAATCATTAGTTTCAATTTTCTTTTTCATTAATATTCATCCAATAAAATTAAATCATCAGTCTCTTCAATAATTGAAGCTATTGTGATATCACTTGCATTAAATGAAACACCATAACTCTCAAAATATCTTTTCACAATTCCATAAGCTAATAACTCGTCATCTGCGTATACAACGCCAATAAAATTACTGCCATTAATTGAATCCTTATAAAATTTAAATGATTTTTTTCGTATTATATCACGTGGCTTATATTCATTATAGTATTTAAACGATTCTATTGGATCGTGTTGAATTGTTAAATATTTTTTAAGTATAGTCATAATATTATTTGCCTTTATTCTATTATACCTTATCCAATGCTGTTGCTCAAAACTTATATTTCTTTTATTCTTTTTTCTGCTATTTTACAATATTCTTTTGATATTTCAATTCCTATATATTTTCTGTTTAATTTTTTACAAGCAACTGCAGTTGTTC